ACGTCAAGGGCGGAGCTATAGAAGTCGGGCCCGGTGGCCGCGTAGAAATCGAACTCACGGCGGAACCCCTTGCGCCGGCAGTCCCGACACTCAGGGAGGGTACAGCCCGCGATGCGGGTATCGACCAAGGTGGCCTGGATGACGTTACCGAGGGGGCTGTTGACCACATCATCACCACCGAACTTCTTCCTCTCTTCCAGCATGATGGTGGTCATGGCCGCGTGTCCAATGGGGTCACGCCCCAGCCAGTGCGGCTCGGGCTTCTGCCAGGAGCCTAGGCTAATCTTCTGCCGGGGCTGGGAGGTGAGCAGCAGCCCGATGCGTTGGCGGTTGACCTGGTTGCTCAGGATGCGGAGCTCCCGTCTGATGATGAGGGCTTGGGCCCCTAGCCCGCTCTTCTCCCCCTTCACGTCCTTCTCCAGGGGGGCGCCAGCTATGGAGTCGACGGCGATGAGGATGCTGTCTACGGTGTCTACCACCTCACGGGCCTTGGCAATCATCTCTTTCACCCCATCGAACATCTGCTCCAGGGTGTCGGGCTGTACTACAAGGAGGGAGTCCATGTCTACCCCTAGCTTCTGGGCTCGGTCGTAGTTGAGGCGCCCTTCCGTATCGAAGATGATTCCCAGGCCTCCCTTATCCTGACACTCGGCTAAGGCGTTCAGGACGATGGTACTCTTGCCGGTGCCGAAGGCGCCCACTATGAGGCTGATGCCCCCTAGAGGAAACCCTGGCCGGCCGATAAGCCAGTCCAGCATGGGGTTCCGGGTGCTGATGTAGCCGGTGGGCTCCCCAATGATTTCTCCGTCCCTCCCTACCTGGATAGCCAGGTTGGGAGAGCCCGCCTTCATGGCCTTGATGATTTCCTTCGCGTCAGCCACGGCTAGTCAGGCGTAATGTGGCTTACAGAATGAACGGAGGCGCGGGGGATAACAGTCAGGTTACCCCAGTGGCCATCGTTTCCCTGTAGGGCATCAAATGAGGTGGCGAGGGTGATGTGCTCATCAGTGTCTTCAACCAGCAGGCCCGCACTCACAATGCTTCGGGGCACGTGGAGCCCTGGTTCCGGGTGCACCCACCCGGAGAACACTATGGAGTCAGACCAGTGCACCACGGCGATAGTTGGTACTTCCACTCTAGGTTCCCTTCTCCTGGGCCTCACGGAGACGGGAGATGGCCTCCTGCTGGTTGGTCTTCGGGGCGGAGCGACTGGCCCGGGGGTTCTCAGGCTTCTCCTCTTCAGCGGTAGACTCAGGAGCAGGGGTCTCCTCCGCCTCGTCATCGGAGCCGCCAAAGCGGGAGGCACCCGCCGCGGGGGCTTCTATCTGTGGCGCGGCCGTAGGGGCAGGGAGCGCCGTCGGCGACCGCCCGTCCATGATTTGCATCACCTCTTCAGCCGAGGCAAGCTGGACGACAGCCTGGAGGTCGTTGAACCCCTCTCCCTCAAGCATCTCGAAGGTGCCCGGGAAGGGACTCTCCTCACCGGCAACGGCGAACTTCATGGCGACGGTATCGTAGTCCCCACTCTTGTCCTTCTTGCAGCGGACAACTAGGTCGCGGCCGTGTGACACACTGGAGATGTCCCCGTACTTCTCGAAGAAGAAGAACAGGGGTAGCTCGCTCTCCTCGTCTAGGTCGTACTGCACCTGGCGCTTGCCCAGGAACTGCATCTGGTTCAGGCTGAGGATGTAGATGGTCTCGTCGACCTCCCCGTCCTTATCGACTGTGAGCTGCCCGTTGGAGTCGATTTTGATGACGTTGAGGAACGAGCGGATAGACACCCGCAGAGCCTTCGAGCCTTCCTCGTCGCCCCCTTCATGTAAGTCCCATCGGACGATGCAGGCGGGACACTCACCCCCGAGGTTGGCCTCTTTGACGCAGACCACCATCCTCGTGGATTTGCCGCTGCCTAGGTAGTGGACAGGGACGATGCTCCAGGGGTTCTCCTGGTCAGGGTGCTTCGGGCAGACCCTTAGGTAGTTGGCGATGTACTTGTCCTTACCCACTTCGGGCTCTAACCAGGGCTTCTTGGAGGAGGCGGCCAGCTCGGCGATGAGTTGCTTCGTCGCCTCGGTGTTAATCTGGGTGTCCCACCGGCTCAGGTCTCCTACTGCTTTCGTTTTCTTAGCGGCCATGTGATTCCTCCTCTTCAGAACTCCACAATTGCTCGTAGCGGGCCACATGTAGAGACATAGTACCGGGTTCGGTCATCTCCGTCTTCTTCATTCCCTCAATCAGAGACTCAATGAACAGCTCGTCGTCATCTCTATCTTCCTCCACCATGTTGACACGGAGGGCGTCTAGGTAGCGGATACGGGATGTACCGTCCTCCCTCTGGAACACCGCAATGTACTGGCGTCCATCGTGGAGGGAGGTGAGGTCATCGACCATGTGTCTGTACCTCCTCGAATCGTATCTTAACTTCTTGGATGAGTGTCTCCCATCCTTCATGAGTCATAACGATCTGACCGAACGCAGGTAGTTTGATAACAAGGCGGTCTCGTTGTGGCTCAACCTATATTGTGGCCACATCGAAGAAGGGCCCATGCTCTTTACCCTCCCGGTCTACTTCGTAGTGCTCGTTGTAGAGTATCTCTATTGGTACCATGTGTCTGTACCTCCCTTAGGGATTCTTCACCATAGTCGAGCGTTACCGGGATGGCCCCCTCGAGGGCTGTCCGAATGTCTTGGGCACTTGCCACGCTGGGATCGGAGTCAACCGGCAGGTGGGCAATAGAGACGTTGAACATGTTACTCAAGAGAGCTCGACCCTCTTGGATGGCGGTGGCGGCGCCCGCCTCGTCAGCATCTCTCATAAGTACAACGCCTTTGGGGCGCAAACGTTTCATTAGGGCCCTTTGTAAGTCGGTGATGTGGGCCCCTAGGGTTGCTATGGTCTCTCGGTAGCCCAAGTCCCAGAGACGCAGCGCGTCGAAGACTCCCTCGACCACGATGAGTTCGTCCCAGTAGCTCCTCTCTTTCTCGAGCAGGTCATACCCGAACAGGGCCCGGGAAGCCTGGCTGTTGGGGGGCATCAGCACCTTCTTCTTCTCGCAGCGTCGCCAGGTGCGGGCCACGTAAGTACGGAGGGCCCCCTGTGTCACAACAGGGATGATGATGCGTTGAGCGTAAGGGCCAACTAGGCAGTATCCGGCGCCGACCTCACGTACCCAGTGCCGTCTCAGACCGCGGACTGCGAAGTAGTCTCCCGCGTAGCGGTCACCCGCGTCTGCCATGAACCCTGTGGGTAGGCTCACTGACGAGGGTGGTGGGGGACGGTGCGCCTCAATGACCACAGGGGCGTCGACGGGCTTGGCGCTGATACTCTCAGATAGAGGGTAGGCTGTGGTGAACTTGAGCTCGACGACCCGGACGAGGAGACTGAGCAGGTGGCCCTTCTCCCCGCAGCGGAAGCATTTCCAAAGGCCTGAATCTGATGCAATATATAATCGGGACTTCTCATCGAAACACAAAGGGCAGTTAATGACCAACTCCGTGCCCCCCTCCATCTCTGAGACGATGAAGTTGGCGTCCTCGAGGGTGGCCACGAGCATCTGCTTGTTCATCGTAGACCAACCTTTCGTAGATTGCGGATACACAATTTGCAGGTGACTCGACCCGGAACTCCTGTGCCCTGCTCCATGTAGTCTCTGGCCAGTCCACAATACACATGTATATTGTAGGAGTGTCTCTTCAGTAAATAGAGGGGAGTCATGGTCGGCCGTACTCCTCCCATGCAGCCACAGTCACAGGTACAATGGGCTGAATCAAGTCCAAGATTGCGTTGGCGTACTGCTGGATTTCCCACTGGGCGTGCTTGTCAGATCGCAGCCGCAGGAAGTCCAATAGGTTCTTCAGATTCACCTGCCAGTACCACTCCGTGTACACGGTGTTGGCCACAAAGAAACGCGCCCGCTCTTTGGAAATACCCCGGCCCAACGCCTCGAGGTACTGGCCGTATCCATCGTGCGTCCAGCGGTGGAGGGCATTGAGATACCACGCCACATCGGCGGCCGAGACCTCGCCATCGCTGCCCTGCTTGTTCTTCTTGTTCTGGCCCTTCACCTGATCCGCCAACGGAGAGTAGAACTTGTCGGACATGACCGAATAGCGCCCAGAAAACTCGTTGAAACTGCCCATGCGATGACGAATCCACTGACGGGCCACAACAATAGGAAGAGACACGTGGAACTTGAACATCACCATCTCAAACGGCGTCGTGTGCCGGTTGCGCATCAGGTAGCGAATGAGTTTGGCGTCTTCGGGCGGCGTCTTGGTGCCCTTTCCCGTACTGACACGAGCCGCCTGCACGACCGAAGAATCGTCTCCCATCGAATCCACTAGGTGGACAAAACCGTGGTCAAGTACACGGGTCATCGGTGACACTCGTGACCACAGGGGGCTTTCTTAGGCTGCTCCCCCTGCCCTTTGTCCAACTTGGCCATCTGGGACGTAGAGCGGGGGCCTGGCCGGTGGCCACAGTCTTTACAGCGGGGCTTCTTACTCATAGGTCACCCCTTTACCACCATCAGGGGAGTCAGTCGGTAGACAGGCTCGGCTAGGTCTGATTGTGCCCCCATGACCTCTTCTATATCTTTGTAGGCGCGGGGCATCTCATCGTAGTCCCCCTGGCGGACACCATAGACAACGTTCTCCATCGCCTTGACCGCCTCTTCATGTGTGATGGTCGCATTGGCCACCTTCCGCCCCATCTGACGGCCGGCCCCATGGGCACAGGTGTTGAAGGAGTCCTTAGGGTTGAGACCGCGGCAAATGTAGCTCGAAGTTCCCATTGAGCCAGGGAGTGTGACTAGACCATCGGCCTTCACCGCCCCCTTCCGATGGATTAGAAGACTCTCCCCAAAGTGATACTCCAGGGTGGCGAAGTTGTGATGTGTGTCTACCTCCAAGGTGATACGGTCTTCGAGTGACCTGCCTATTGTCTCGAAAGCTCGGAAGACCTCATTGAGCATGGTCTGTCTGTTCTCCTCCGCCCACTTCATGCACCAGTGCATCTCCCCCAGGTAGTCAGCAGCCTCTGGCACGGCGTTAGGTAGGAAGGACAGGTCAGGGTGGACATCTACATGGAACGCCTCCATGTACTTCTTGGCGATCTTGTGGTAGTAGTTGCAGACCGACAGGCCAATGTGGCGGCTACCCGAGTGGAGCATAATCCAGAGGTAACCCTCCTCATCTCGTTGTATTTCGATGAAGTGGTTGCCACCCCCCAGCGTGCCTAGCTGGTACTGGGCCCGGTCGTACTCCCCCACTGTCACTGGGCCGGCCCCTTCAGGAACCTTCGGGGCCGGCGAGCCTAGGGTTGTGTGGCTCCCCTTACCGACCGGTACTTGGGCATGGATTAGATTGCGTAGCTCTTCCAGATCGCCCTTGCTGAAACTCGTGGCCTCGAGGGTGGTGCGGACGGCAACCATCCCACAGCCAATGTCGACCCCCACTGCGTTGGGCACCACGCCCCCCTTGGTAGCTAGGACACCCCCGATGGGCATCCCGTACCCCAGGTGGTAGTCCGGCATCCCACAGACCCATTTGCTGGCAAGAGGGTGGTTGGTCAGGTTCTTGAACTGCTCAAACACCGGTACCCACTGAGGATCATCCTCCTGTGGTAGTTTCCCTGGAATCCAGATTTTCAAGGGTAGCCTCATTTGGGCAGATTGCATTACCGTCATCATGATAGGTCACCCCTCTCTGGAAAGTAGCTGTACGCAGGCCACCCTCGCGGCCCCCGCCCAAACTTAACGATGAAGCGCCACCACTTTCCTTGCGCTCCGTGCTCAGTGTCCTTCAGGCAGAGTAGTTTCATCATGTTCCCCATGAAGTAGTCCGCCTCGTCTAGGGTCTGCGAGAGGCCGATGACAAGGGTAGCCCGCTGCGCCTTCCTGAACGAGTCGCCTATGTGCCGGAGACTGACCCGGCCCTTCTCGATGGATTCACGATTGAGTTGAACGCTCGTCCACACGGGAATGGCCATGTCGTGACAGATGTGCAGCAGCATCTCCGAGTAGACCTCTCCCTGGCTCTCGTACAGGCTGTTGTACTTAACCTTAGGCTTGAGGTCATCGGCACTGTCGAGGAGCACGAGGTCTGGCCGTACTTTGTCAAGCCTCTGCCTCAAGTCGGCCACCGTCTCGACCCCATCTTCAATGAGCACACTACCCCGGGTGGTTACTCCCTCCCTCTCCCTCATGTGCATGAGCTCCTCCGCAATGGTGTCGGGTTCGAGGTCTTGCTTAGGCTTCTCGAGCAGGGCGGTGAGGATGCGCTCTCCTATCTTGAGGCGGCTCAGTTCGTGTGTCATGTAGAGAACTCGCTGGTTCCTCTTGTAGGCTTCCGCGGCCAGGTAGCACAGGAACATGGACTTCCCCAGGTTGGTGGGGCCGGCCACGATGGCCAACTCTCCGGGGGAGACTCCCCCTTCGAGGGCTTCGTCGATACGTTCCAGCCCCAGCGGGATGGCTTGCTTCACGAGGCGCCCCTGTCGTAGTAGCGCGGCCATGTCAGCGTCACCGCTAATCTCAACCGGAGGTGTCTTCTCCTGTCCCGTCACTTCCCGTAGGCCCAAGAGCTCAGAGAAGGCGGAGGCCCGGTCGCCGGCGACGAGGAAGGCACGGGCACTGTCAAGAGCCATTCCCACGTGGTAGCTCTGAATCCAGTTCTCGGCTGCCTTCCAGGCGGTGGGCATACTGGACTCGGTGATGCCATAGACCGACTGTAGGTCAGTGAAGACCTGGCGGTAGTCTTCATGTAGGTCTTCGTCATCGATGGAGTTGTCCACGTAGTAGATGTAGGATGGCCAGTCCAAGAGTTGGCGGTAGCTATCCCAGTGCTCGAGGCAGGCCATCAGGAGGAACCGCATCGGCCCCTTCGGCAACGCCTCCGGCTCGAGAGCGAACGCCCACTTGTCGAGGAAGGTCTCATCCGACAGGACGAGGCTGACTGTCCATTGGAGACCAGATTTCTGTACGGTCAATCGAGGTTTTCCCCACCGTCGTCACCCCAGCGGCCATCACCATTTCCGTTGGTCTCCGGGCCCAGTACCGTGTCCGCCCACCTATTGAGGGCTTCACGGATATGCTGATCCACCAGGGGGCTATTTCGGAGTAGGTTGAAAGCGTCTTGGGCAAGGATTCGATTCCAGGACTCAGTGCCCGCCGTCGCGTCCAAGGCATCCTGGATGCGCTTGTTGCTGGTCATCAGTCCTCTCCTCTTCCTGACTTCAGCTCGTGGTCTAGCGTGTCGACGAGGCTGGCGAAGATGGCGAAGTGGCGAGGGTCGTCCCTCAGTAGTTTGGAGCCGTAGTCCAGGAAGAAGTGGGTAGCTAGCTCCTGGAGCCGGCTCAGGCTCCGCTTCTTGAGCATCTGTTGGATGATGCGTATGCCCTGAGGCTCAGCCACCCGGTACTCGTAGGTGATACCGGAGTAGGAACACTGCTCTCTCCACCAGTTGAGGAACCTCTGATGAGGAGCCTCGGGCTTATCTGGTAGGGAGGGCAACTCCGCGTCTTCACGAACGGAGACGTAGAAGAGATGGCCTCCGTCGGAGACCGTTAGGCTCTTCATGTCCTACCTTTGTTGGCGACGGCGGGCGCGATAGGACTTGTGCGGTCGGAGAAGACGACGATGTGCGTGACCGGTGTCAGCTTATCGGAGACGAAGAGCCCGCCACAGTCGGAACACGACCGGGGTGTATGATAGAGAGCCACGTCCTCTCCAAGGCTAACCCCCGCCTTGATGCCCTCGTCCTTCATGAAGGATAGGCGCATGTCCATCAGTCGGTCTTCCTGTGTGGCGACGCGCTCCGCCTGGCGCCACTTGGCTTCACGGTTGAAGGGCCAGGAGTTTAGTATCATAATTCCTCCGATAGTTCCTCCATGGATAGGGCGTGGAAGGGTGTTCGCCCATCCCCCACCAGAACTTCCTCGAATTGGAATGTCGGTACTAGCTTGACCAGTTGGCTCCCCACCAGACCGTGGGGGCTGTCGTTGATGCGGAGGATGAACGATTTCTCATTGCGCTCATGGGCCCGCGCTAGGTAGTGTTCGTGGAACGCCTCTCGGTTACGGGCAGTACCTCCAAGGAATAGGTCGCCCTCTTCCGTTAGGTGGAGCAGGATGAAGACATGCTTTTCCTCTGGGTCGAGTACCCTCCCCGGACATGTGAACGTAATCTCTTGACCACGCTCTTCGAGAGTCCAAGTGTGGCCGCTGTGTGTAGCCCTCTCTGGACAGAGGGTGTTGTCAGCCCAAGGGGAGCTTTCGTACTGGGGATGTCCGAACGCCAGTAGCCCAATTTGCTGAGCTACCGGGGGGACTCCCTCTTCATGGGCCAGACACGAGGGGCATTTGTCTCCGGGCCGGTGGTCAATCCTGTCGTAGGACTTCAGGCACCTCGTACAGTTGAGTGGGGGGTATACGTCTATAGCTATGATGAACCTCCTCGTTTATATCTTACCACGCCAACCAGGCCTTGTCTAGTCTGCCTCTCCAGTCGTTGGTCGGCTATTTCTTGAAGCAGCTCCGGGCCGAAGATACCATGGGCAGCCACGATTTTACCGTGCCATCTCAGCATGTTGTTCTCCATGGTGAATCCTCGCTCGCTGCCCTTGAAGCGGTTACAGTCTCCACACGACCATACCAAATTGTTAAACGCTTCAGCGTCCCCTTTGTTACAGTGCGGTACTACGTGGTCGACCTCGTAGCCCCTCTCTCCACAGTACCGACACCGGCTGGCGTCTCGTAGTCTTATGAAGGCCTTTATCCTTGGCCAGGTGTTCCGTTGCTCGGCCGCCTTCCGCTGCCACTTCGCGCGGCGTTGGGGGTTGAGCCTCCTCATGTTGATGTAGGGCTTGGCCTGAGCCTGGGGGCAGCACGGCTCGAACGTTGGCTTGAGCTGGTAGATGTGGCCGACCGGGCAGAAGCGTCGTACTTGGTCAGTGTCCATCAAGGCTCCTCCCAGTAGTAGTCGAGGACGGTCACTTTGCTGTCCCCGGAGAAGTAGATGAGCTGTCTGATGGGGAAGGTCACCTCATCTCCTGGCTGAGGGCGCTTCCCGTTAATCAGAACGGAACCCGTCTTGAGCCACCGCCTCATCTCCGCGGATGACGGCTTCCCGAGGCGGGTGCCTTCCCGAGAGGCCGGCATCGAAGGGCACCACTTCAGGAACTCTATCGCCTTCACAGTTGCCTCCCAGCAGCGCGGAGGGCCACGTCAGCAGCTCTTCCGCCCACATTGTGAGTTCCAGCCCCAGGTGGAAGTAGAGATCGGAGAAAACACACCTCATCAGAACCTCAGGGTAAAGTTGAGCTGGTCTCCGGGGTACATGTCCGGTATGGTGGTGATGGGAACCATCATCTCCCCGTTGAGCCTCTTCCTATTCAAGAGGACGGTTACCTCCTCACCAGCTCGCAGAGCTGTACAGGGTCGTAGTAGTCAGAGGTCATGAGCACGTCCGCCCGTTTGTACCCCCCTCCAATGAACGCCTTTACCATGGCGGTGGCCGCGGCTCGGTAGCTCCGGTGCCTGCTCTTCTCCCTCCAGTAGTGGAACCTCCCGTGCCGGACACGGGCTATGTAAAAGATGTTGTTTCCGGTGCAGATAGCGAGGTCACTCATGCTTCCACCACGTGGTAATAGTAGAGCATCAGAAAGAACACCACCACCCCAAGGGGGGCTAGAGTTACCCCGGGCCATTCCCTTACTACCATGACATAGTACGCTCCCGGCAGGAAGCCTACCCCCAGTCCCACCGCCAGTAGCAGCATCGCTACCCGGACGGGGGTGCTCCTCCAAAATCCATATCTCATTGTTCTTTCCCCTTTCATTAGGGCCTCACCTCTCCGTTCACACACCCAACACCTTACTCGGGTGTCGTTGTAGCAACCCTCTAAGTGTTCACAGTCCATGGTCAGTTCACCCCTTCCAACCATCGTTCCAGCTTAGCTATCTCTTTACGGGTTCTATTCACCGTGTCCTGCACGGCCTTACGGGGGGTGTCTCCGTTCCCGGTGAGTCCCGTCTGCCCACCAATCTCCCCCGGTTCATGGATGAAGGCTAGGTAGTTGGAGTCGGTTGGGTGCACGTCCACGGTGCGGGAGGGGGATATGGCGGCGTAGTTCCAGCCAAGGTTTTCCCACATGTCTACTTTCCACCCTGGCCCTAGCTCCATACCCAGTTTGTTGCCCTTATTCTGCGCTTCTACTTGGTCTAGCATGTTTGCCTCCTGGGGTAGTAGGTCACACCTGTTTGTTTGGCCTGTATTTAATAAGGTGTCACGTACACCCGTTTGTTCTGGGGGTTTTATGGGGTGTGAGTAACACTATGTTTCCGGGTGTAAATGGTCACCTCTGGAATCTGTAAACCACGTGTGATAAGGGAGGTCACTCACACCCGTTTACCTGGAAAGAACAGGTGTGAGTAGCGAGCCATTAGTCTTTTCGCGCTCCCTGTATGGCCGTGGAAGGCATTATGTGTCGACTGGGAGGAGAAGACTCGTAGGTTTCTTGGGTCATTGTTTAGCTTGTCCCCGTCTATGTGGTGAACGATTTTGCCGTCTCCTGGTTGAAGGCCCATGATGACGCGGTGCTCTCGCTCCCATCTCCCATTGACCTTCACCATCCGGTACCCTCTTGTGTCGACGTAGGAGTGGTGGTAGTAAGTCATCCCCCGACGTTGGGCTTCCGTTTACAGTCGTCGCAGACCTCGAGCACTTCCTCTCTGCGTTCACTGGGGTCTCGTGGTACTGGAGGTGCGTCAAGGTCGGCACCGTACCCGCAGTCGGGGCACACTTTCGTGGCTCCGACCCTCTCCTCAGCCTGCTCCTCTAAGACGGTCGCAATCAGCTCGTTGTATTGAGGCACCTGCTCCGTGGATAGGGGAGTCTCCGGGGGGCCCCCATCCGCGGCCGGTTCCGATAGATTCACTTCATCGATGGGGGCGTAGATGGTGAGGCTGCCCTCGTTGGATTCGTAGGGGTTCTGAGCCTGGACGAAGAGGATGCCCATCTCGTCGATGATGTCTGGCTCAAGGGCTTCGAGGATGGCCCCCGCTAGGACGGAGGGGCTGATGTCCTGCTCATACCCGATGTCCAGGTGCAGATGGCGGACTAGGGTTGTTCGCTTGGCTGTAGTCATGGTTCTTTCCTTTCTCTTGGCAGGTCAGACAAAAGACCTGCGTCCGAACGACGTGCCCCTCGCATTCAGGGGTGGAGGGGCATCTGAGGGTGGTGGTCAGCACATCCCAATCCTTCTGCGAGTCCGGGCTCTCATCCATGGGGATGCCACACCCATCGCAGAGCACCAGGTGATGAAAGAACTCAGGCACGCTTACCCCCATGCCTGAAGCTGCGCGTGTTATTGTACTCCATCTTGAGGCCCACGATGTGGTCGATGTCGATGTTGAGGGAGGCCGTGAGGTCGAGCAGGCGAATCAGTACGTCCGCCAGCTCTGCTCCGATACCCTCCGGCTTGGTGGGCTTCTCCGGGTTGAAGTAAATGATGTTCTTCCAGTTGCGCCACTCCTCCAGGGCTTCGGACAGTTCCGAGTGGACGAGGGCTATCTTCTCTGCGAAGCTATCCCATACATCTTGTTCTTTCCACCATCCGCGGGCGCTCTCGCCCTGGTGGATGCGCTGGCCTAGTTCGTTGAGGTACGTCATAGGGGTTCAGACCTCCATACACAGAGCCCGACGCGGCAGAGAAGGGCGTGCCAGGTGTGGCGTAGCAGGGCCCAGAGGCCCAGCTCAGGGTGGACGTTCTCCCCGCAGCAGCAAAGGCCCCCAAAGTAAAGTTTGGTCAGCCGGCGGGACAGTTCTTCTCGTGTCTCCGCTCGGTCATCCCATTGTAGCCAGTGGCCTCTCCTAGGCATAAAGACCCTGCGCTACGCACTGAGGGCAGACGGCACGACAGGTCTCTAGGTCATCCTCGTCGTCCACGTCCCATCCTTCAGGGATGACGCCGGGCAGGGCATTGGTCTCGCTCCCACCACATTCATCGCACTGCCAGCGAAGCATCTTCACTCGTTCTGGGTCATCCTTCATGGGGTACCTCCTGTTTTATCCATTGCGTTGCATCTCCGCCGCTTCCATCTCTCCATCGGAAGGCTTCCCCCAACCCTCTGGAGGGACAGCGATAATCTCTGACTCTTGTGTCTCGACGGTAGGGGAGGAATCACGGGGCACGGGGGTGTAGGGTTCCAGCACCTGGCGGTAGATTAGTTTCTCGTCCCAGTATACCTCGCAGCCCACCATCATAGGTTCCCCCGGTTCCTGCCTGAGGTCGTAGAGCATCGCTATGTAGTTGGGCACCCATTCGAGGAGTACCTGGTCAGCGTTAACATCCCACCACTCGTCCGGGTCGTTGGTGAAGGTGTTGGGGTCGAACCTCTTGAGTCGGTAGTCCCCGTCGTCGTAGTAGTGGGCGGCTATCCCCTTGCTTAGGTGCCGCTCTTGGGGAGACAGGGTAGGGTTCTCGAGATTCGGGTCGGTGTGCATGTGTTCGTATTGCATTAGAAGTCCTT